CACTCCCCATAGGCCGCTTGGTCACGCACTCCGCCCTTTACATTGACTACTACATAGTCTTGTGCTTGGGGAGCGGACTTCGGCCTGTTCACATAGACCCTTTTCGAGATGTTTAATGCTTTTACGGCATTAAGCACCTCTTGCTCTATTGCGGTTATGTCAAAATCATTCATCATCGCTTGTCAAAGAATTGTCTGAACATTTGTGATATATGCCCTATTGCTGCCGAGAGTGTAGTTATCTCGAACTCCGTTGAGAAGAACGCCACGCTGCCGCTCATTTCCGCCATTACAACGCCCACCCATCCTCTCTTTGGCACATCAAGATTGTTGAGGTGTCGCATCACATTACCACGCTTGTCGCTTTCAATCGGCCATACTTTGGAATCAACCATAACGCCGTCTTTGAATATTCCAAAAGCGTAAGTGTCGCCTATTTCGAGGTGTTTGTGGTGCGTTACATCGTGCAGGTGCAGAGAATACTCGATTGCCTCGTCAAGCATTCGCCTATACCCGTTTAGCACCGTGTCGTACTCGCTGCGGCATAGTCGGTCAAATGCCTTGTCGATAGTGTTGTTATTCTTTTTAATCTGTTTCTGCATCAGTTTCGCACCTCGTTAAACCAAATGTTGCTGCCCAGATTGAAAGTCGTTTTCTTGACCACCCTGCCGATATAGATTCTGTCGTAATCCTCAACGATAAGTCTATCGCCGCTGAATACTGGGGTTATGAACATCGGCAAGGCAATCTTGAAATCCGCAACTTCCACATCCCCTGCTGTGCGTGTGTTCTGCGAGGAAGTCCGATAACCGAAGTTGATAGTGGATGACTTGAAAGTCCTGAACTTACCCGTGCTGTCGGTTATTGGATTGTCATTCGCATCTTTCAACACAATATCGAGCTGCACAACCTCATAGGTAGGGTTTCCCTCGTCATCAAAGACAATTTCGCCATCTACTTTCTTCGGTCGCTCAATACGCAGAGTGTGTGGAAATCGTGGGTTGAACATAGTTGGTGTGTGTTAGTAAAGCGGTTTCATTCTCATACCCGTCTTGGCGGTGGCGGCCTTTTCTGACCCCCATTTGGCGTATAGCCTGTGGGCTTGCTCTCGCAATCCCCGTCTATCCACTACCGTCTTGTTGGACTTCTGGCGTTGCCAACCACCATCGGATATGTATTCTCCCTTTGTTGCGGTCGATGATGCGGATAACCACATGTATAAGTCGGCCAAACAGAGGTCTTTCTCTTTCTCCGTCAGATTGAGTACGCACTCTCCGCTGTTGACCCGATTGTTAATCAGTATCGCTTGGAGAGTGGCACTCGGAACATCGAAGTCAACCATGCCCGTCAGCCATTGCTCTATCTTCATCATCGTATCGCTTTATCGGTTAATTAAGAGGCCGAGTAGGGATGCAGATACCACATGTTGTGCGGCTTGTCAGGCACAACGAGAGAGGTCATCTCCGTGTTGAAGCTCTGACACTTCTTTACTGCATCCACATCTACGGTAAGTAGCAATCTGCCCTCGTAGAATGAGCCGTAAGTACCGCCAGCAAGGGCGATAGGCTCAACGGTCAGTATCTCTCCGAGAGAGCCGTCAGGTACGAATACAATAACATTGCTCTCAAAGGAGCGGAATGTAGGCCTTGAGAGCTTTCCGTCAACCACCTTTTCTACCGATACGATGGAATCGATGATTTTGAAAGGTGCGCCTACAATCTTACCCAACGCATCAAACGCTTCCTGATTGTCCATCACGGCAACCAATGCCTTTGCAGAAGTGAGAGCATCACCACTTGCAAGAGGGTAGAGTTTGGCCGCTATGGCGGTCTGGATTGCGGAGTGTCCGAGAACTTGGTCAGCATAGGCATCGTCAATCTCGAAGTGTCCTCTTACTCCCTTGTTTTTGGCCTTTGTAACTATTGCCCTGAGGTCTTTCACGGGGTTACAGGCAGAGCCTGGAGTAGAATACACTCCGTCAGACACTTGTGTCCACCAACGGGCTGTACTTGTCAAAGTAGTAATGTTGGCGGCAGGCACGCTTGCTGAATAGGTTATATTCTGCAAACCACGAGGGTTGTTTGTTGAGGTAAGAGTTACGCCACCTGCGGAGATCATCTGGTGTCTTTGGTAGGTCAGCGAATTTGTATGTCCGCCAATGAGGGTGTCAACGGTATTGAAGAGCTTGTCGAAAGCGGAGTTCCGAACTCTGTCGGAATCGGCTCCGAAACGCTGCTCCATGATCATCATTTTGCGGATTTTATCCTCGTTAAAGTATTCTACGAGTTTCATACGGGGGATNGATCCGGTAGATACGGANATACCCTCTGTGCCGAGAGGCACGGCAGGNGCATCCACATCTACATATTGCGCCATTACATGGAGTTTTGCCTCTTTCTGTACCTGCTCATAGGTAAAGTCGAGCTGCATGTCTGCGGCGAAGTCGAATCCGTCAATCTGAAGTCTGTTGTACTTCTCCGTCATGACTTCGTCAAGAAAGCCTTGCAATCTTTCGGGTGTCGCATCTCCCAATGCACGGGAGAGCAAGTCGTAAAACTGGATAGTATATGTATTAGCCATGATTTGCCCTCCTTAATTTTTTGCTTGCACCACAAGAGGAACCGCTGCTGCCATCTGTGTTGCAACAGCCCTCGATGGGCTTTGGTTAATAAGAATACCCTCTGCGTGAGCCTCTACGGCTGAGCCGGTGGCGTGAGAGCCGGTTTCGGCATAGTCGATATAAATATCATTGTAGAGGTACGCGTTGGGCTGCGTTTTGAGAGATTTGCCGCTACCTGCGGTAGAGGCCGCAGATAGAGAAATGACATCTCCTTTGGAGAGTGAGTCCAGAGNGCCGCTTGCAACCGTAATGTCGAGGTTGCCCTTGTCCGATGCATTTTCAGCAACGCTGACAATGGCAGCCGCCTTACCTGTGGTGGCAAAGGTTGCACCTACTTTCTGGATGAGGTCGCCAACTGCGAATTGGCCATAGAGTGGCTTTTTTACAACGATTGTATCGTTGGGAGAGCCTGATGTAGATGATACCACCTCTGCGAATAGCAAAGGGGTGATTGTGCCGCTATCGAACTTTATGGGGCTTCCTGCCGGAATGAGAGTTTTCTCTTTCACAAAACCCGATGCGAGTACTCCACCTGCTGGGAGCGGCGTTACCACGCCAAGCCAGATGGGAGTGCTGCCGCCATAAGTAGCCTTGCGGACACAATGAGCATTAAAACTTCCCATTTTAAGTGTGTTTTATAAGTTGAACATTTGGGGTAATCGTCATTCCGACGAGATTACTCCCCGATTTTTAAGTCTGTCCACCTCTTCCTTGAAATCCCCTTTCTTATAGCCCTCTACTACGCGACCTGCACTCTTTGGCGGCATTTGACCGCTGCCAAACAGCTCTTTATAGTCCGTGTCGTATATCCCCTTGCACCTTTCCGCAATGGTAGTTGCGGTGTCGGTGTCGGAAATCTCAACTTTTGATAAGGCCAAATTTCTGAGGAAGTCATTGTTAGAGCCGCCACCCCTGAGCAGCTTGTCTGCTTCCCTTTTGAGAGAAGCGTGTTTTTCCCTTATATCCCTTTGTTTCAGCTCCGCATCCAAAGCCGCCTGTTTATCAAGCACTTTTTTCAGCATCGCCTTTACGGCATCTAGGTCGCCGTCGGGATTGTCGGGCTTTTTGTCAGGGTCGTCGGTCTGAACAGGTGTTTTCTTTGCCGCATCAAGTTGTCTTTTCAGGTCTGCGTTTTGAGTGCGCAGAGTGTCGGATTCCCCTTGAATTGCGGTTACGAGTGCTTTGACATCTTCGCCCTTTACCAAGTTCGTAATGTCGTCGCCATCTTTGACGGTTTTTGCTAAATAAGCGGCCACCCCGTCGAAAGCCTTGTCGCCCAACCCCAAATGTTTGTACTCGGTTTTAAGCGCACTTAGAATTTTAGTTCTCATCGTTTGCAAATCGTTTGTTTGCACCAAAATTACCCGATAAATTCAAATAAAGTGGAATAATTATTCAACATTATTAGAATATCATAGGTATTTTTGCTCAAAACGATAAGGCAATGCAAGCAGCACAAACGGACATACTTGACCCCGTATTTGCATCGGTGGGGATGGAAGTTTACACATACGAGTATGTGGAGAGCTTGCGTAAAGAAAACCTTGAGCGCAAGAAAAACGGGCAGAGGCTATACAACCTCATTCCGCAAAGGGGCTTTCAAGAAGACATGATGAATATAGATGCCGATATAAAAATCATCGGCGGAAAGAGGGGATTGGGTAAAACCTTTATCGGACTATACGATGCTTTGCCATATATCTTCAATCCGGAAGTATCTATGTACGGATTCCGCAAATATGAGGATGATGTGGCGCGTGGCATTTGGAAATCGAGTTTTCAGGTTTACCGCTATTTCGGCACTCCCGTAGCATCGTCTTTTCAATGGAACTTCTTGCAGGGTAAAGGTGCTACGATGAAGATGGAGCATCTGCAAGACCAAAAGAAAGTATCGGATAGGTTTAGAGGGGTGGAGATGGCATACATACTCATAGAGGAATTGGCGGAACATACGCGAGAAAACCTTGATGTTCTTTTTGACCTTTTGGCATCCAATCGTTCCACCGCAGGTGTGCGGCCTAAGTGCGTATGCACCTGCAACCCCGTGGGGCGCAGCAACGCCCTACGCCACTTTGTCGATTGGTGGATAGACCCAGATACCAATTTGCCGATACCCGAGCGTAACGGAAAGATACGCTACTTCTACCGCTACGGCAACAATGTGGATGAGATAGTCTGGGGGGATAGCCCCCAAGAAGTATATGTGCATCCCAATGTGATGCACCGCATAGATGCTCTTGCGGATGAAACGGGCAGCGATTATTCGGAGTTCATAACCTCTATGGCGTTCATAACGGGCGACTATGCCGACAACGAGATACTTAAAGTGTCCGACCCGAAATATCTGAACAGAATATCCGCGAGGGGCGGAGCAAGCACCCATAACGACATTATCGGGAAGTGGGAAGATGTGGATGATACTACCGGACTGCTGACGATGGAAGACATGTATGCCTTTTTCGACAACACGGAACAACGCAACGGAGTGATGCGTGCCTCTGCGGATGTGGCACTCACGGGCGACTTCATGGTGCTGTTTGCCTTTGACGGCTACCATGTTTGCGACATGGAAGCCTGGCGCGGAGTGCCGACTGACGAAATCAGGACATTCATCGATGCGTTTCTTTACAAAAACAATGTGAGGTACGAAAACTTTACCTACGACAGCAACGGACTCGGCCTTTGGCTCAAAGACATGTTCAAAGGGGCGCAGCCGTTCAACAACAAATCGAAAGCATCGAACAGCAACTGGAAAAACCTCAAAAGCGAGTGTGCGGACATGTTCGTTCGCGACATACGGGAGAGGAATTTCAGCATTGACGAGCAAATACTCAAAAGGACATTTACCGACAAGAAGAAAAACAAGTTCGTCGTTGAGGACAGGCTCATGGAAGAGCGGCGCGCCTTGCAGCGCAAGGAGAACAACGGTGAGTGTTTTGAAATAATCTCCAAGCAACAGATGAAAACCGAAGTGGGGCATAGCCCCGACTTCATAGAAGCCCTTATGATGGTGGAGTTGCTTATGCGAGAGAAAACGCGAAAGAAAAAGGTACGCAAAGGTTTTGACATGTGGATGTAGTAATCATAATCAAATAAACACTTAAAAATGGAAACTCAAACTATTAAACCAATAGCCCCCGACAAGATACTCGTCAAAGAGGCATTTAAGCGGATGCTCCCCTCAGAGGACATTTCGCCTACCAACCCTTATGGCTTCCATACAGGCGGCGATGGTGCTCTTGCAGGCACGAAGAGGGATAACCTGCGATATATCATAATGACACAAGCGGATTTTCTGCGAGAGTACAATGTAAGTTCGCACAAGATAAACTCCATAAAATACTATCCCAACCCCATAACGAAAGTAAAGGTTGAGGTGGGAGAGGATGGGTCGGAAACTCAGAGAAGAGAGGAGATGAGGGTTTACCAAAAAATCAAATCGAGGATTGCTGTAGGTTTTCAAGATAGAATTGTAACCAAGCGACTGACAACGCTGATAGGCAACAATATGAATTTGCGCATAGCCAACGCAAAGAGTACCCCCAAGCAAGAAGAAACGCTTTGTGCTTTCCGTGAGGGGTGGGATGTAAAGGATATAGAGATAGCATTGCATGATGCAATAAAAGCGGATGCAATTACGGGAGATACCNCACTCTGTTTCTATCTCGATGATGGGGTTATGGGATGGCGCAGGCTATCATACCTTGACGGCGATATTCTCTATCCTCATTATGACCCGATGACGGGCAAGCTGTCCATATTTGGGCGTTTGTACTCCGCCGTCAATGCAGAGGGCAAGATTACCGATTACCTCGATGTGTGGNATAGCAAATATTATTATCGTTACGCCACAAATCGTGACGGGCGGCGCAGGGTGCATACGCAGAATTGGGAGATGGATGTTGAGCCGACATTACATGGTTATCCCCGTATTCCAATAGCATACCACAGATACGGAGAGCCGTGGTGGGCAAACTCGCAAGACTTGATTGACAGTTACGAGATGTCGCTCAGTCAGCTTGCTGAAAACAACAAGGCCTATGCTTTGAGAATACTCTATACTCTGGGAGAGGAGCTGGAACTCATGGCATCCATTGACGGCACTCCACAGCGCATAGATTCGCCAAATGCAGATGCCAAGATAGGCTTTTTGGAGCCGGCCGATTCCTCAGGCTCTTTTGCTCTGGAGCTTAACACGCTTGAGAAGAACATAATGCGCTCCTCTTATGCAGTGGAAACTCCCGAGATAAAGTCCGGCTCCGACCTTTCTTCACTAACGGTAAAGATGCTGTTTGCGGATTCTTTCCAAAAAGCATTGCTTGACAGTCAGGAATATCAGCCGTTCCTCAATGATGTAACGGAGCTGTTTAAATACGGATATGGAGTTGAGGACAAGAAAATCAGCGACTTTAATGTTCTGAAGGTAAAAGCCGAAATCTATCCTTATATCTTTATGAGCGAAACGGAGATGGTAACAAACCTCACGGCGATGGTATATGCAGGAGCCGTGTCACGCCAGACCGCAGCGGAAAAGGGTTACGAGATGGGCATTGGGGTAAATTCAGAGATGGACAGAATAAGACAAGAGGAACACGACAGGCTCGTGTTGGAGCAACAAATTTCCGATGCTCAATCTCATTTGAAAAATGATGTACACGACAGCAGGACTGAATGATGGACAAGACCATACGCCAGATGACCAAAATTCGCGGCATCGTAGATGTCGAAGTGCGCAAAGTGATAGATGAAATCATCGCTTTGTGTTGGCAATACAAACATCTGGGCAAGCGTTTTTCTTTTNCGGCGGTAGCAGGACTTGATGCTCGGATAAATGCCTTGCTCGTCAAACTTTCGGACTTGCTTTATGAGAGGTTTGACAATCTCACGCTTGAGCTTGTAGAGGAGCAAGACAGGGATGATGCGTTGGCCTATATACATCGCACAATCAACGGCAAGAGCCATTTGGAGCGTATAGACGCCCATTCCACGCACTTGAAACACTACCTTGAGGGCTTTATCGCAGTTGCGTTCGTGGCCAATATAGATATTCAGGCGGCGTTGCTCGATGCCAAGACATACCTATCCAATCCGATGCTTTATAAGCATTGGCGTGATGCCGTGGGTAAGGGATTTACCGCAGGCATCCTGCAAACGGGGGAGTACGGATATGGCAGGGGAGTACTTAAGAATCCGATTGACGGACTTACGATGCTCGGCCAGATGACGGTCAACAGCGGCTATCAGTTCGGAGTGGTAAGAGGTTATCGGAGAATGGGGGCGATAGGGTACGGGGTACAAAGAAACTCCAATTACGACTGCCCTCTCTGCGACAGCCTGACGAAAGTAGTCCACCCCCTCAATTCCATAGTGCTACCAGCACACGGTCATTGCGTATGTTCTACATTCCCGATTTATGAAAAGGATTATTTTCAAAAGTAAATAAAAACAAGCATAACCAAAAGGTTATAGATAGGATAAAAGACAAGGGTGGTCATTACAACCACCCTTTCCCTTTAATACAACTTTTGAGCTATGGAAAACCTACAAAACTTTAATTAACTCTAAAATCTTTAAGAATCTTCACCACAAAGATAGTCAATTTTTTGAATATTCAATACTTTTTGTTGAATATTTTTAGAATTAATAGGGCAACCGAAGAATCCGACTGCCCTAAGTGTAACCAAAATAAATCTATAAATATGACTAAGACTGCACTACAAAAATAACATTTTATTTGAATATGTCAAAACATTATTGGAATATTTTTAATTATTGCCGTAAAAATTTCGTATCCGTTCCATATATGTACATCGTTCTGGAATCGGTAAACACAAACTCTTCAGAATTGGCTATTCCATACTTATTGTCGGTAACTATCATTTTAGGATAATTGAGCGTGTATGTAAATGTTCCGTCGCTGCTTACGACAATATCATTGCGCTTAACATATCTTTCAATCTCCGTCGTTGACACAAACTCATAGAATTGATAGCCTATTATAAACTCATTCCGAGTATCGATTATCGGCTTAGTGCATCTCCACACCGTACCCACAAATCTATCATCGAGTTTGTCTTTCGTGCAGGATGCACTCACGATGCCGATTGCGAAAATCAGCAAAATATAAATTGTCTTTTTCATAAGCATATATTTTTTAGGATTGTAAAGCAAAGATAAGTATATCCGTTCAAAAAACAAGGGGCAGATTGCGCCGCCCCTCTAAACACCAATCCATGCCGGTATGAATTTACAAATATGAAACAAATTAACTTATCGGGTTATTACTAAAAACTTTATAATTGCATGCATTGGCGTTGTTTTATCTCATTCCGTTGCGTTCTGGATTGTTTCAACGGCCTCTTGCACCTCTTTAACTCTCTGCAAGGCCTCATCATCCGTTTCTCCCTCTTTGTAGTAAATGTTCTTATTCCGTTCTGTACATTTCTCTGCAAGAGAGATAAGCCCCTCTAAATACTCATTGTCGGGTACGGTGCAGCATACACCGAACATAATAGATACGTAGACATGCAGCCACTCCGTCTTTTTATCGTCAAACTGCAACTCCAACACTTGACCGCAAGCGATATTCCTTGAAATACGCAACTTAAAGAGAGTGTTTATGTCCTGCACTACGATATGGCTCTTTTCTTTCGACCAAATGAAATTGCCTGTACGCAGGTCGTTCTTGTTCAGTTTGATTGTTCCTTGTTTCGTGATTTTCATAATATCATTTATTAAACATTATCATCCATAGGGTAAAGAAAATACCGTCTTTCGGTTCCTCTGTCCTGCCTTACGCCCAAGCGTGTGAGTTCCCTCGTAATGGCATCCTTGCTCATGCCGCCGCCCATACCCTCATAAATCACGGATGCTCCCACTTTCTTGAACATCTGCCCGTCATACTGCGGAACAATGGCATAGCCGATTGATGCAAGGTATTTCATAACGGGGTATCTTTCGCCCGTGACATTCTTGCGCAACTCTTTCAATGCATCAGTCATCTTTTTGCATACGGTAAAATATCCCTTGTTGTGTTCCAATCTCTTTCTACCGTCCATTATCCAGCGGAATATAGCGGACTTTTCATTTTCAAGTATCTTGTGCGCCAATATCCTGTCCTGCTTTTCTTCGGGTATCGTTACATCAAATCCAAAAATCAGTATCCTGCGAAAAAAAGCATCGGTCAAATCTCTGAATACGGGCAGCTCGTTCAATGCAAAAGCCAACGGCGGACACTTGATTGTAACCGCCCCCTCATACAGTCGCCAAGCGGTAACGCTCTGACCGCTCGACAAGGCTTTCAATGCAGAATCAAAAGCCGCGCTCTTGCGCATGTCGGGAGCGAAATTCAAACGCTTGCCCTCGACCTCGACCAACTGCTTATTGTCCGCAAGCTGGTCGGAACTCAAGTAAGAAATCGCATCAGCACCCATGACACCCCTGATTACATCAAAGACCACGCTCTTGCCGTTGCTGCCCCCACCTATGAACAATGCAAACTTCTCTATCGAGTATCTTTCCCTATCCACATAGCACATTCCAAAGAACTCCTGCAAGCAACTGCGCTCCTGATCATCCGGCAATACCTCTTCCAAAAACTTGTTCCACAAAGGACAACCCATATAAGCGTTGTAGTCGTAACCCATCCTGTCTATCGACCTATATTCCGGACTAAACTCCAAAACCCTGTCATTCCAGGTATCATAGATGCAATTCTCGAAACTCAAGTACCTGCCGTCAGCGGCAAAGTTCTTTTCAACCAATACGGCCAAAGGCATGTCGTTCATGTTGCGGGCATCAGATGCTCCCACTTCCGCCTCAACCAAAACATTGCTCAAAAGCATCAATAAGGTTTCGCGCTCAATCGAAACATAACGCTTGCCGTCATAGTAACACAGATTGCCGCCAATATAACACAACGAACTTTCCAACAATACCTGCCGCATAATGACGGTAAGGGCATCAACGCGCTCACCCTTGCCCCTTATGCCACGAGCCTTGCGCAAAGAACGCATGTTGCGGGATAGCAACTCCACCAACTCTTGTTTCAAAACTTCCATAACGCTACTCCGCAATAAACCATACCATCTTCTTGTCGCGACGGTCAAAACTCGAACATTGATAAGATGCGCAGTTCAAACCCAAAACTCGAAAAGCACAATCACGACAAGACTCTTTCGGTACTAACTTCTTAGGCCGCTCAATGCACCTGAATATGCGACTGCCAACACGCAACGTGTCGCCAATCGCTACAAATTTGGGAGGATGACCACCCTTGCTCCTGCTGTAATAATTTACCTTCATCCGACAAAACTTTAATTAACTCCCCACAAATTTAAACAAATTCGACAAAACTGCAATATTTATAACAGAAAAATCGAACCTATGCGGTAGAAATACTATAACTCGCTGATACACAGCACCCTCGTTTACTTTTCGTTTACTTTTCGTTAGGTAAAATCGAAATTACGGGGGCTAATGCGTTGATAATCACGGCTTTCGTCAATTTCGTGCATTTATTTTTATATATTCCCTTTATATATATGTGTGCGCAAAGGGTATAAAAAAATTAACGAAGTCAACGAGGAGATTGATAATCACTAAGTTAAACCCCGTAATTGGCGTTTTAAATCGACGAGAAATCGACGAAGTTGACGAGGAAATCAACGAAAATCAACGAAATTGCGAAAAAAGTCCCCTCCGAACTTTGTCCTAAACCCCCCATTTTGGACACTTTAAGTGCAGAAAAACGCACTTAATCTGTACTGCATTTGTGCCGGGATTTGCCAATATCGGCAAAAGTGTCTAATTTTTTGACACTTTCTGAAGCCGAAAAGTTGACGACAATAATATATTGTTGAATAGGAAAACTTTAAAAAAACGCAGAAAAAAATAAAAAGAGATACGAAAATCAGAAAAAAAATAAAAAAAATATATGGAGATGGGGTGCGCCCATTCGGGGCATCCCCGTTTGCCCCCACCCCCCCCTTTTTTTTCTTTGCAAATTATAGGTATAATTTGCAACACTACTACTCTTTTGGCTCTTGATTCTTCTGCTTTTGGTACAATTTACACTCCCTGCAATGTAAAGGCGTGTAAAATCGCTGTATATCATCTTCGTTTTTGTCAAAAGCGTTGGTTTTGAATTGTAGATTGTCTGAAATCATCTTTAAATAATCCTTTTTTAGAGGGTCTTCGTCGTCCAAAGAATTTACTTGGTCGGAAAGAAAATTAATGAAAGTGTTGCGGTCAGTAAAGTCCAAATTTCCCGTTTTTTCGTTAATTTCTCCGATTTGGCTTTTCCTCCACTTTTCATTTTTCAGCAGCTCTTTTGCTTTTTCTTCAATTATTGCATTAAACTTGATTTGTTGATTTTTAACAAAATTCTTAATCCTCTCTTGCCTCCACCAATTATTTGCGACTGCTCTTTTATCTTTATCTTTCAACTCTTTGTAAGATGAGTCACGGCTAATCTTATACGCATCCTCAAAAGTAATAGTACTATCAGCGACAAATGCAATAATCGCTACTTTTTCCCGGTCTGTTAGATCTCTTTTTCTCTCTCTCTTTTTCCGTTCTGTTTTTTCGTTTTCTTGTTTTTTAATGTTTTTAGCTGTCATTGTTTATTGATAAAATTAAACATTATGTTAAATAACTTTTGGTTATAGGTATTTGTTATTTGTTGAATATTTATTCTGTTAATTTGAATATTTTCAAAGTTATAAATTTTTGTTGATAAGTTGTTGATAATTAGCACAAAATAATCACAAATTTTATCAAAATATTTGCAAAAAAATTTTGTTATATTCAAAATTTATATTATATTTGTATTAGAAAGTTAAACCAATTAGACTGATGCCCCGACAGGTAAAAGAGGGGCGTAAGATAATGAAAAACATAATAATTACACCTACCAAAAACGACAATGTTTTTACTGTAAAAATCGGTAACGACNCCGGTAAGGCTTATCACTTTTCAAAGGGTTGGAAAGTATTTTGTCACACTCGAGGCGGTGAGAATTGGAATGGCATTGAGTTGCTTGCCATTCATAAGGAATTGAACAAAATCCCTTTTTAATCAGAACTAATGATTTAACACTTTTAACACAGAGCAAAAATGAAACCTACTACGAACGACTTCAAGACGAACGATTTTATCACTACTTGCGCGCTTGCTGCTGCTTTTGTTATATGCGCTTGCGCTGCATTCCTTTGGTTAATCCTTTTGATTATAAGTTTAGTTTAAAATGGAAACTCTAAAAACAATCTGCAATGCAATCAAATGGGGCTTTATTTATTCCTTTTATAGTGTTTTTGCGATTTTGTATGCCGCTGGAATAGTAGCAACCATTTGGATGATTATTTACTTTATTAAAATCATTATTTATTTATTCACTTTATAAACGGATGGTCAACCGATAAAATAGACCGCAACGAAAATGAAAACAAATTTAGAAGCCCTAACAGATTATTGTAAAAATTACATTACAGAAAATCTCCCCGAATGTGTTGGCCGTGACATTTACGGCTGCGAGTTAGGTTATACGGTAACCGAACGAATTAACGCTGACGGCNCTTGCACTTATGATACAGAATTAGCAAAAGACTACATAAAAAACTGGTTTGACGAGGCCGGTGAGTTTTTGGATTATGAATTGACCAATTTTGGGGAAAATAAATACAATCCATTTGAGGAGCCAGAGTCATTTATGGTATGTATGGTAATTGAGGGTATCAATTCTCTTTTATCTCAATCAGATTTTGTTAACTCATTTTGGGATGACAAAACCAAACTGACTAAAAAAATGGTAACGACCATTTTGAAAGAAATATCAGACAAAGAGGTTTATTTTTAACCTTATTAACAACCAATTGAACGATTAAAATTTTGAGATATGGAAAATACAGATATTATAAAATTGCTGACTTTGCCAAAAAGTGGCAAAATAAACGAAGCACAAGTCAATAGAATTTGCCGAGCAATGAACGATTATGGAAAGGAAATAGAAACAAACGATTACTACATAGAAAACTATGCAAAAAAGTTAGTGCCTCTTACAGATGCATACAAAAAAAAGATTTTAGGCAAATTACAACAAATGATTGATGCATATCCAAAGGCCTACCAGCATCTGATAAAAGCACTTGATGATTTGGATTTTATCGGAATAAGCGAAATAAAAGAATTTGGCACTGATACATATCAACCTCAATTCATTGTGTCCGGCGAGGATTTTCAGAGAAACACAAAATTCATTATTCCAAAAAATACAATATTAATCCGACATGAATTTTATGGCAGGATTGACGAACGACTTATGGAATTGTGGAATGCAGAGGCAAAATATCAAATGATTGAAATACTATACGGTTATACTTGGGGAATTAAAATAACTGAATTATCCAAATTTAAAACAATAGAATCGGCAAATCAGGCACTTCTTAATTCATTTGCTTGGCGTTATTCACTTTCTTGGCGAGTCAAAAATCCAATTATGGAGAGAATAGATATAAAAACATGGGAAGATGCCGCCGAATGTGCAAAACACAGCAATAATGTTTTAAAAGTTTATCCGCCGGATAGAAAAGGGTTATATCGTTTTGATATAGGAAAGAGTATTTATGCGATAAAAGAATTACACAATTAAAGCAATATGAACAAAAGAATTGACGAACTCCTGCACTCTGCAAAGAGTGTGGGAGTAACGAGGGGAGATTTGCGCACCTTTGCTAATGATGCTCTCGAAAGAGTATCGAGGAATAGCGCAAAAACCTATTGTGCAATTCTCCGCTCCAAACTGAACGATTTAGACGATGTAAAACTCCCCGACCTCTCTCCTCTATCAATCAGGGGAGAGGCAACCATTTCGGTATATCTCAATGAGAAAGAAATTGGGGAGATTGAACGACTGGAATACTCCGGAATGGATAGAATGTATCAACTCTATTTCCTCATTTCGGCACGCACCGGATGCAGAGTGTCCGATGTGGTAAACATATCGGCTGCCCGAATACAGGGCGAACGACTTACCTATGTTTGCCACAAGACCGGCACGAAGGCAGAACTGCCCGTATATGCAAAACTGCCCGAATGGTTGAACGAGTTGAACGACTTGACAAAAACGAATGAGTTTAGCAAACGAACATTCAACCATAAGATAAAACAGATGTGCAAAAGTGCAGGACTGACCGAACGAGTGGCTACATATAGGGGCGGAAAGGAGCGTATAACCCCCAAATGGCAGGTATGCACTCCACACACGGCAAGACGGAGTTTTGCAACCAATCTGTATCTGCGTGGAGCCGACCTATATTCCATTTCAAAGATGATGGGGCATAGCAACCCCGAAATGACCACCCGCTACATTTGTTGCGGACTGCGAAATTTACCCGACAATGTAATGGACTTTTTCAAATAATAGTTTAACTTTGTAAACAATAAATGACAATATTATATGCGACTGATATTTAGGAATAAAAAGGTTACTCTTATTGCCGAGAATTTTAAGGAATTGGAGCAGGGGTTTGCCGATAACGGCTATACGGCAATGCTCAACGAGGCGGCANTGGGGCAATTAACAGCCCTATTCAATGGAGAGGGAGAAGTTATAAATATGATAAGCGGCGTANTCCCCAACTATGGATATATAAGAATACCCGTCAAGGATGATGACGGGAAAATAGAGGTTATGAAACTAAGGGTGTCGCAAGCACTCGGCAAGACGATAGAGGAACACGATGAACGACACGACNGNTTGTGGCAGGCCGAGCAGCAAAAAGCACTTGAACGATTTGAGGCCGAACGATTTGGCCAATATCGTGTAAGACTTGACATAAAAGTCTGGTATGAGGACAACTCTCAAGACAAAAGAGTGGTAAATAGGGTTATTACCGCCAATAGCGCAAAAGATGCCTACGATACTCTTTGTCAAATGATAAATGACGATGCGAACACACAAATACGCTCCCCGAAAACAATACAGTATTTTCAACTCCCCGAATGGGATAACAGAAAAGATACGAAAATTACTTTTTTAGATAACTGAAATATGTACACGCTCACACAACTATCTGACGGCAGATATAGGCTTGATTGCGAACTTACGGGAATATCAATCTTTTGGGAAAAAGGCAAATTCAATGAAACACAAGTAGTCACACACGACAATCCGCTATTTGAAAAATGGTGTTCAACCAAAAGAGACTTGCCGAGAGCACTCGCTCACGAAATGAGAGTGATGGGGGATTATCTTGTAGAAAACTATCCCGAACTATTATTTTAATGCCCGAACGACTTGAACGATTTAAGAGGTGGCTTTTGCCGCCTTTTTTATTTTTACATAATTATATCATTATCAAAGGGGTAACTTTTATATAGAATTTGAAGATATTCTTACCCCCCTGATTATCAAAGGGGTAACTTTTAGGGCTAAAATAATGCTAATCTTACTCCCTTTTAAAAGAGAGTTTTGTACATATAACAATGATATGATGAAAATTTGTCCTGATTTTGTCACGAAATAAATAAAAAAACCCTCTGGAATATAATCCAAAGGGGGTGCGAGTAGTCCGGGCGGTAGGCGAATATGGTATTTCGTAATTGACTAAAAATCAGCCAAATAATTGATTTACAAAAGATTAAATATATTTTTCTTTAAACAAATTTTGTCCGTTTTTGTCAATATTTAAAGGTTTTTCAAAAAATCTGTCACGAAATTGTCACGAAATTTCGGCCTATTGAAAGAAAGGATTGTTTGCCAAAAGTTGAGCGTTTTCCTCTTTGGTAATCCTTATGTATTTCATAAAATTTGCTTCGCTGGTATGACCGGTAATCAGCATACATTGCCTTATGCTTACTCCCGATTTATAAAGGAGCGTTGCTCCCATTCTGCGAGCCGTATGGCTGCTGACCAATTCATATTTGGGAGTGATTGTCGTTTCTCTTTCATTCCCTTTGGTCATAGTCGTGGTTACCGGTTGCGTTATCCCTGCCTTTCGGCAAACCTCTTTGATGTTTTTGTTGAGTAACTGCTGACAAAGTTTGGGTGCTTTACCCTCGTTTCTCAAAAGTATCTCCTCAACCTTTGGGGATAACGGAAGTATGACCTTTCCGCCCGTTTTCTTCTGTATAAATTCAAGCGTACTGCCTTTTATATTGTCGGTTGATAGTGTGGAGTAGTCCGAGTATCTTGATGCCGTAAAAACGCCCAAAAGGAACAAATCCCTTGCTTTCTGCTCCAATGGTGCGGTCAATTCTATTCTCCACAAAGCATTAACTTCCTCTTTCGTCAAATAAATGGTATCGGCCTGCTCCGATGGCTTTTTGAATTTCTTATAATCATAGTTTGTGTGGTACTTCAATAAAAAACCCTCATTCATAACATTGCGTAACTTCGCTATGATTGCACCCTGATAGTTTAATGAATATCCCTTGTTTGCAAGTCCACGCAAAAGGTAAGCATAGTAGGCGGTATTTACTTCGTTCCAATCATAATGATTGCCCATTATCTTCATTATCGTACGATATGCAAGTTGTCTGTGCCGCTTGCTCTTTTTAGGTCTGTCCGACCACTCTTTGAAGTATTGAGAGAATGTAGGCCTTATTTGTGCGTTTTTAGCCGTTTCTGGGCGTTCTGCATCTGGGAGTAGTGCAACCCTCACTATTTCCTTTATCTCCTCTCTGGTGGCCAAATCGGAGCCATTGCCGACAATATAGTCCGCCATACCTTGTAATCTTGCCCTCAGCTGCGGACTTCTCGGAAGCATATCCCTTTTGTTCCATTGGAGCGTGGGTATCTTGATGCCCGTGCTTTGACGAATGCGGTTGTTGAACCAAGTAACATCAATAAGAATATAACTCTCCTTTTGCGAGTTGCCGCATCGTCAATCCATAAGCCCCCATTTTTGCAATCGTGCCGCTGGATAATCCCACTAATTTCTCGAAATTCGTCCATCCTGCATCATATTTTTGACGGGCGAAGTGCGAAATTCTTTCCTTAAAAGTGTTCATAACTAAAGTTTTTACATTTTTTTTGATTTTTCTATTCATTTGGTTTACAAACACTTATCCCTTGTCAATAACTTTGTTGAAAACTTTTAATGAAAATAATCACTAAAAATTTGTTTATTAGTGAAAGTTTACATTACTTTGTAGTGGAATTAAACAACAAACAAAGCAAAGGCGTATCCCTTTGTGGGGATAGTGTCGAAAGCAATTTTCACAAATATACGCCTTTGTTTTTTAAGAAACAATAAACATTCAAGTTTCTTAAGCGTTTGTTCAACAAAAGGGTTATTCACTTTACGAATATCGGTCACCATTGATGCACTCCGCAAAGAGTGTTTACAAGAGCCGAATAAGGTGGGCTTAACTTGCCGGTCGTAAGTGTTGCGATTTGCTTGAAAGAGAGCAATAGCGAGGCAAGAGCGGACAAAACCGCAAAGGTGTTATGGCGAAAAATCCATATCGATAACCCTCTTATAAAAACAAATGAGTGTAACGCACCGATGTTCGGTTACAAGCCCGAAATGAAAGAATGCGGAGTACACGAATATTCATTAAAAACTTCAAAATGATGAACGAGGTAAACGATGTAAAAGAAGTCCACGATGTGAGGGAGTTAGTCGCTCAAAAGAGGTGGACTGAAATGTTAGACGAAATTCCGATTGGAGTTACCATTACTATAGATATGCCCGACAAAAGGGCAATCACTTCTCTTTGCTCAACAGCCTATCTATCCAATAGTTTGGGCGAAAGCCCGAAGAGATACAAGATTATCAAGAATTTCAAAGAGCCGTCAGTAACGATAACGGTGGAGAGGAGAGAATAATTATGGAAAGCGAATTACAATTTAGAAAGGAAGTAATTAATCTTCTCGAAATCGGCATTGAGGAGTTAAAGCACCTCAACGGCAGGTATAAGGAAATCAACGAAGAAGTGGAGCGTTTGAGAGAGGCAAAACTCGGTAGGATTATGCCGTTGAGCGAGGCAGCGAAATATTGCGGAATAACGCCTCAGGCAATCCACTATCATGTTAAAATGGGGAATATAACTCCCGTACCTAACTCCAATCCGATGTGCGTGTATCAGTCGGATTTGGAATGGCTTAAGGTCAAGAACAAAAAACCAAAACAGATACGATATGGAAATCAAGAAAACAAGTGATTATTCTCGATTCTATTTTTTTCGAGAGAATCGAAATCCTTTAGGTGTTAAGAAAATCAAAAAGAGCATAGAAGAAATTGACCTTACTCCATACTCTCCAATATTGGTGACTCCTGATTATGGGATTATTGACGGGCAAAACAGATTTCTGGCGTGCAAAGAATTGCAATATCCAATTTATTATATGGTGTTTGATGCCAATGTGGATTATAGAAAAGCCCTAAAAGTCTTAAATGTTCAAATTGCTTGGAAGCCTACCGACTACTTGCACTTTTATTCAAAAATAATTGGCGGCTGCTTTACTGGTATTTTGGACTTTATGAAAAAATATCAAATCGGACTGGAGACGGCAAAAGTAGTTTATGGAAAAACAATAATCTCATCATCTGCGATAAGGAAAGGAGAATTGTTCGAAAAATGGGACAAGGCGGATGATATTATGGAGTATCTAAGTCGTGAGAATTTCCAACAAATAAAGTATGCTAAATATCGTCAATTCGTGAGAGCCGTCAGAAAAGTATTCTGTATTTACTCAAACAAAAGGTTAGAAAAACTACACGAAATAGCACCGGCTATACCTCAACTTGCTCTTCCTGAGCAGTACCTTACCTATTTCGATAATATGACAAAGTAAATATAAATAATGTTATGAAAAAGATTGACGAAGATACGAGGCTCGGCATTTTCGGCCTCGTGGCAATAGGGCTTTTTACCCTTATGGTTGTGTATGCAACCTATTTGGCGAACACTCTCGGTTAACCTATAATAAATAAAAATATGATTGATTTAAGCAAACTCGCCAATAGGCGATTGAAAACAAGTGAAATCGAAGTCCGTATAGGACAAGTATTCAAAGAGCAACAGGCAGTAGGATTGCTGCTATACAAAGATGCCCGTTGCGATATGAATATCCTCGATGAAATAGTAGGGGCTATGAATTGGCAAAGAGAGCATTATCAAGTTAAAGACAGCCTATTTTGCCGTGTGGGAATAAAGGTCGGGGATGAATGGGTATGGAAAGCGGATTGCGGAGTTGAGAGCAACACGGAAGCCCAAAAGGGCGAGGCATCGGATTCTTTCAAAAGGGCGTGTGTGAATTGGGGGATAGGAAGAGAACTCTATACCGCCCCGTTTATCTATGTGCCGTTGTCCTCTGACGAATGGCGGAACGGCTATCCGAGAATAAACATTTCGGTTAGTCAGATTGAATACGATAAAGACAAGGCGGAGATTGTCGGATTGGAATTGGTGGACAAGCAAGGGGTCATAAGATATAGTTATGGCACTTGCAGACGACAAGATGCTCCAAAAACGACACGCAAGGCCACGCCAAAGGCGGCACCGAAAGAGCAAACGATAACCGAACTCGGAGCAATGGGCGAAATCACTCTTGAAAAAGCGGTAAAACTTGCAGAGGGAGCAACCGATATGCCTACGCTCAATAGCGTTTGGCAAAACCTCAAAGGGCAGTTTGGAAAAGAAACGGCATTTGTAGAGGCAATTAGAAACAATCCAAATAACAAAAAAGCGAAACAATGAGCGAAGAATTGAAAAAAACGGAACTCCCAATAACCAATGTGGAGTTTGACGAACTGACCCATACTTACAGAAATGTGTATGGGCAGTTTTTTATGGGAGTAACCGAACTGATGAAAAAGCACGGATTGAGTGCCGACTATTCAGGAATACCCGAAAGCGTTTTGGCCAATGCTGCGGAATATGGCAGCCAATGCCACAAACTGATTGAAGATTACGACAATGGCCTGGCGGTTGAACAAACTCCCGAAGTTAAAGCATACAAGAAACTCGGACTAAAAGTGCATAAGTCAGAGTATCTGGTAACAGACAACAAGATTGTGGCATCAATGATTGACAAGGTGCTTGACGATTACTCCCTTGTGGATTTGAAGTTTACAAGTGTATTGCACGAAAGGTCGGTGTCGTGGCAGTTGTCAATCTATGCCTATCTGTTTGAGAAACAGACGGGGCTGAAGGTGCCGAATATCTATGTGGCACACTACGACAAGGCAAAGAAGAAATTCAATCTCAAAGAGATTGAACGAAAGCCCGATGCGAGTGTTACAGAACTCCTGCAATGCGAGGAAATAGGAGTTACCTATGTGGACGACACAAACGAAGAACTGACTTTACCGCAAGTGTTTTCTCCAGACGAAATTGTTCTGCTCAAAGACCTTGAAAGCAGTTTGGAACAGGTGGAAAACACCAAAAAGGCACTCGAAAGCCAAATACAGGATTTTAGGGATAGGCTCTATAATGCGATGTTTGAGAAAAAGGTCAAGAAGATTGAAACGGACAATATGACCTACACTCTTGTTGCCCCCACTACAAGCGAAAGGTTTGACAGCAAGAAATTCAAAACTGACCATCCGGAACTTGCGGAAAAATACATTAAGCAAAGTGAAAGGAAAGGCTATTTGAAAGTAACAATTAAATAACAGAAATTATGTACCAAAAATTTATATGCATCGGCAATCTTACAAACGATGCGGAAGTAAAAAATATCAATGGTCGAGAAGTAGGCCAATTTGGGATTGCGATAAATAAAAAGTATAAAACGCAATCGGGAGAAATCAAAGAAAATACCACTTATCTACAAGTGGTAGCCTGGAATAAAGGTGGACTTTACCAGTACCTCAAAAAAGGAACGCAAGTATTCATTGAGGGCGAGATAAACATTCAAGAAAGCAACGGCAAATATTACACAAAAGTAATTGCCGAAAGAATAAACCTGCTCGGTGGAGCAAGGAACGATGCTCCCAAAAACGCAACTCAACCACAAGAAAATGCTGCTGCTCCCACTCCCCGAAAATATGCGACACGGGGAAATGGAAATGATGCCCCTGCTCCTCAACAGACCGATATCGGGGCTGAAATATACGAGGAATGCCCTCAACCAGACGATTTACCATTTTAACGATTAAACATTATGAAAATCCGACTGCTAAATACCGCCAGAGGATTAATACCCTGTTACGATGACGACTTTGACGAAAAGAAAAAGTTAAAAATCGGAGAGGAGTATGTGGCGGAGATAGCCTTTGACAAAATGGATGAAGCGGAGTTTTCGGAACTCTACGAAAGAGTTAAGGATGTACTCTTTGAGGTGTTTCTAAAAAACATATCAATAGAGGAGTTTGAGGCAAACTTGATGAATTTTTAATGCTATGGAACAAATAAAAATCATAACCGACTTGATGAAAGAGCGGTTTGTTACGAAAGCGGAACTAATGGAGATTACAGGATTGGGTGATAGGCAGGTGCGTAATCTTGTACAGAAAATGAAACTATCATACCCTATAATCTCAACCTCGAAAGCGAAAGGCTACAAGATAGCCACAAGCGAAAACGACCTTAATTGGGTACTGAACAGCATCCACGACAATCGGAGCAAAGCCTTGTCAATCTTTGAGGGGCAAAAGAAACTCAAAGAATTTGCACGGCAGTTTGAACAAAGCGAGGGAGTGCAACTAACATTAAATTTTTAGAATTATGAACACAAATAGAAATTACGACAACGAATTTATCGTTATCCGTACTTGGATGATGACAAAATTAGGTTTAAAGGGGAAAAACTTACTTGTATATGCGGTCATCTATAATTTTTCTCAATCCTACGAAATTATGGGACAAAAGTATTCCGGCTCATTGGATTACATAAGTGGGATTACAGACATTCCAATATCGGATGTTGAAAAAATATTAGACCGACTTGTTGAAAAAAATCTAATACTCAGATTTTATGCTCCAAAGGACGGCCATGAATCAATGGAATATGCCATAAATCCCGAAATCTTTAAAAAACTATAAAATTATGGCAAACGCTAATTTCTGGGTAACTTTTATGTGGATGCGAGATAAATTAGGTCTTATCGGTAATGAATTACAGATATATGCCATTATTTACGGGTTTTCGCAAAATCTGACAAAGCAATCGAGATATTATGGAACAAGGGAGTATTTGGCAAATGCTATTGGACTTACAACAAGGGGAGTACAAAAGATATTAAACAAACTTGTTGACGGCGGGCTTATCATTAAACACGGAGAAACAAAATCGGGTGTAGGAATAGAGTATTCGGTTGAGCCGAATCTATGTAAATGGGCAAGAGGGGATGATGAAAAAGTTGGGGAACTTTGTTCCAGATCTGAAAATCTGAAAAAAAGTTGGGGAACTTTGTTCCCTCAGTTAGGGAACTTTGTTCCCCCAGTTAGGGAACTTTGTTCCCCCAATAATAATATAGATAATAATAATGATAATAATAAAGAAAGAAATATAACAAAGAAAGAAAAAGCAGAAGAACATTCTACTTCTAATCAACCTAACCTTGTTGTCGAACATTCTACCGATATGCCTAAGGGCGGCGAAGCGAAAGCCGCTGCCAAAGAGGATGCCGAAGAAATCTACAAATTATACCCTACCACCTGCCTGAACACGGGCAGAAGAACGGGCAAATCAACCAAAGATAAAGAAAAGATAGTCCGGCTATTGAAAAAGCACACGAAAGAGGAGTTGAAATTCACAATTCAGAAATATATCGAGTTGTCCATTCGGGATAAAACCTATATGATGAATTTTAGCACTTTCCTCAACAATTTGCCCGACTATTCCGATTTAATCGAAAAAGAGAAAGAAAAAGAAACCAAACTTGAATTAGACCAACCGGTCTTTGTCGAAATATGAACGAAACCACCATAAGGAAGTGGTGGCAGATATTCAAAGGCAACGGAACTCTTACGGAAGTAAGGATAATAAACCCGAAAAAAAGCGGAACCTATAGCGGTTACTTTAAAGATATTGATACTCTCATTGAGGCCATTCGGTCTTATGAGCAAAGCAATATCTATTTCACATTAAATCCAATCAACGATGCTCTCTTTGCGAGGGAGCAAAGCAATAGAATTATCCAATGGCCAAAGAATACTACTGCCGACCACGAAGTAATAGGGCGAGAGTGGTGTTTGATAGATATTGACCCGACACGGGCAAGCGGAGTAAACGCCACCGATGAAGAAAAGGAATACGCCAAAGAGGTAAGCAATAAGGTTTACAAGTTTTTACGGGATAACGGCTTTCACGCACCTGTCTGTGCGGATAGTGCAAACGGCTATCATATCCTCTTGCGTATCCAGATGCTTAACAACGAAGAGAGCCAGCAACTGATTCAGACTTTTCTCAAAGTGCTGGATATGCTCTTTTCCACAGATAAGGCCAAAGTCGATGTTACGAACTTCAATGCAAGCCGTATCTGTAAACTCTACGGCACTTTTTCACGGAAGGGTAGCAACACGAAAGAGCGGCCTCAACGGGAAAGCAAGTTTGTACGGATACCCGAAGAAATAAAACCTACCGAAAAGGTCTATTTCGAGAAAATAGCGGCACTTTATCCCGTAACGGAAGAAAGTCAATCTGTAAATTCGCCACAATACGGCCAAATTTTCGATTTAAGCGACTTTCTCGCAAAAAACAATATAGGTATCCACTCTAAAACTAAATTCTCTGGTGGGCGTAAAATCGTGCTTAAAGAGTGTCCTTTCAATCCGCAACACAAAGCACCTGATTCTGCGATATTCGTTCTCGATAGCGGAGCAATCGGATTTAAGTGTTTCCATAATTCTTGCAGCCACTACACTTGGAAAGATTTCAGGTTGCTATATGAGCCTAACGCTTATTCCAAAAGAGAATATCGGGAGTTTAGGCACAAGGCAAACTATTATTCGCAAAGAAAAGAGTTTGTACCTGCACCTGAAGATGCGGAAAAGGGGAGCAAGTGGCTGACGATGTCGCAAATTAAGTGGGTGGACATAAGCCAACTAAAAACCATTCCAACGGGTTTTGTCAAGTTTGATAAAGCAACGGCAGGACTGATGATGGGCGATGTTACTGTATTGTCCGGATTGAGCGGCAGTGGTAAAACCTCTTGGCTCGATGTGGTTGCTCTCAATGTGGTACAGAGGGGCTATAAGGTGGCCGTGTGGAGTGGGGAATTGCAGGACTTCCGTTTTCAATCTTGGATTAATCAAATTGCGGCAGGGCGAAGTTTCGTAGTGCCAAAGGCTGGGTATGATAATTTCTATTATACCCCACGGCCTATTGCCGACAAGATAAACAAGTGGCTCGATAATAAACTATTTTTGTACAACAATGAGTACGGGAGCGAATGGCAGCAACTATTCTCTGACATTAAGGAGATAGTGGAGAAAGAACAAATATCTCTCGTTATTCTTGACAACTTAATGGCACTCGATATAAACGGGCTTGACGGGGATAAATATTCTCAACAAACGAAGTTCATCAATCAGCTTAAAGAGTACGCAAAAAAACAGAATATCCATATTCTCCTCGTGGCTCACCCACGCAAGGAAATGGGCTTTTTGCGGAAAGAGAGCATAAGCGGAACGGCTGACCTGACAAACCTTGCGGACAATGTGCTAATCCTGCATAGGGTGGGCAGGGATTTTAAGAAACGGGCAGAGGAGTTTTTTGGAGAGGATAAAGTGGTGGAGTTTCTTGATTACAGCGTAGTCATAGAAATCTGTAAAAACCGTAGTCTTGGAGTTACCGACTATCTCGTAGGATTATACTATGAGCAGGAGAGCAGGAGATTGAAAAACGAACGAGCGGAGCATATCATTTACGGGTGGCAAGAGGACGGCACGCAGGGCGTTTTGCCCCATTTGCTCGAAGAAGAAATTGAGGACATACCTGATTATGCAATGTGATTATGAAAAATTATGGCTAAAAAATATGTAGTCCAAACACAGGACAGAGTGTGCAAGGATTGCGAATGGTGCAAACCGGTTACCGAAAAGCACAAACTCGGAGCAGACGGGCAGCCATTCATTGGAGATTGCTCTCTCGGCGTTACTCCATTTCGCAGACTGATAAAGTCCGATGGCTGTTTGGAAAGAGATAGGCAAAAGGCTATCAAAGCACTCGATTTACCGCAACCCAAAAAGTAAATAAAAATAATTATCCACTTAAAATTATAGAACTATGTTACTAACAATTATTTTAATTGCATTAGTGGTTGTCTTTGTTGTAACCACTATCAACTATGGCATAAAATATAATGCCGTAAAAAAGAGAAATTACGAACTCGAAACAGAGTGCAGGCAGTATAAGACGGCCTTGCAGGAAACCCAAAGCAGAATCGTTAAAGTTAGCGACACTAAACCAAAGGACAATAGGCCTCAATCGGCTGCGATGAAGTTGCAGAACGAAATCAAGGACTTCATTTATTTAGACGGAGATAA